TGGGCGATGAGATATGCGATCGGATCGTAAACGGAGAGAGCATACGGTCTATCTGCAATGGGAAAGACATGCCGAGCCCTTCCACTATCTTCAAATGGATCAACGACATTCCTGAATTCTCGGATAAATACGCGCACGCGAAGGAAGCGCAAGCGGACTACTTTGCTGAAGAATTGCTTGACATTGCTGACGACGGTTCGAACGACTGGATGACGAAGCGGTTTGGAGAGACAGAAGTGGAGATACCCAATCCAGAGGTGCTCCAGCGTTCCAAGTTACGAGTCGATACCCGCAAATGGCTGATGAGCAAGTTCAAGCCTAAGCGGTTCGGCGACAAGGTTCAGCATACGGGCGAGGACGGCGGCCCAATCCAATTTACTGTGACCCGCGCAGGGTCGAAGGAGAGATGATGGCAGACGAGACGAACGAAGTAGAGCAGCCCGTTGTAGAGAACAGCGCACCCGAACCAGTTGTGGTCGAAGGCACGCCGGTGAACGAGAACAAGCCTGACCCAGCACTGGATCCCTCAACCTCCGCGCTTCCGTATCACACAGAGGCTACCGAGAAGATCGCAGCTGACCGTGCGGAAGAGATCGCCAACACCGAGCCAGGGCCTTACAAGTACGAGGTCAATGGCTATACGGTGACTGAGGTAGAAGGGCCGAACCCCCAGGCAACGGCTGTCGAGGACGCCAACCGGCTCTGGAAGGCAACCCTGGGCGACTTCGAGCAGTTCTTCAGCAACAGACGGGCGGCCGAGATCTTTGTGGAGACGCACTCGCCTCAATTTGCGCTGAATGCTTCTGTGAAGACGGCGCCAGCGGTTCAAGACATTCCGAAGACCTAAATGGCTGCGGCATACCTCTTAGCTCCTGGCGGATATGTTGACCAGTTCTGTCGCAAGGCAGGATTCAACACGCGCAAAGAGGCGCTCTTACTCAAGAGGTATATGCAGCCGAATAAGAATGTCAGCTTCATCATTGCGACCACTCGGGGCAGATGGAACGCATACCGCTGCCCTCATTGTTCGCTGTGGCATATCGGGCATAGGTAACCCTTGCACAACATCCACTTGCAGCCCAAACAGGGGCTGTTGCTTGACCTGATCGAAAACCATCACGCTACTCGAATCGGTGTAGGTGGTGGCAGAGGAGCAGCAAAATCTGGCGGTGCAGATCGCGTGGCCTTAGCTCTGATGATGGAGCAACCGGGCTGGGTGGGCTGCATCGTCATGCGTAACTACGATCAGGTGAGAAAGTATCACGTGGAAGCGATGCTCCGGGATTATCCAGTCCTTGAGGAGTATTACCGCAAGACAGACTCAAAACTGAAGATCCCGGTAGCTGGCAAGTTCTCAGAGCTTGACTTCAGCTATGCGGAATCACTCGAGGACGTGAAGAGGCGGTTTCGGTCGGCCAACTACGACGTCATCATTGTCGATCAGGCCGAGCAGTTCACTTGGGAAGAGTTGAGTGAGATGGGCCTGGCAGCGCGGTCGAAGCGCACAACTGCCAAGGTGGTTCATCTGTTCAACATGGGCGGCATCGGCATTCAGGAATTACGGAACCGATACGGGCCTGTAAAGAAGTTCAATGAGAACGAGAGCTCAGAGGCTTACACGTTCCTGCATGTCTATCCATGGGATAACGTCGAGTGGGCGAGGCAGGCACTAGAAGCGCAACACCTGACCGAGGGCGATTACTACTCTTGGACTGACAAAGAGCGCTTCGACTATTTCACGCAGCACACCGAGTACGGGCGGACGCTGAATGCCTTGGATGATTCAGTCCGGGCGCGTGACTTACTTGGATCGTGGGAATCGCTCGAAGGCGCATTCTTTGGCCGCGTGTTCGATTACAAGGCAACGCTGAAGTCGTCGGAAGTCTGTGAAGGCATTCTCCGGCCCTGGGATTCGCGCTGGATGTCAACGGATTGGGGCAAGACGCACTTCTGTTCGACGCATTGGCATGGCAAGAGCTTACTGACGCCTTCCGAGGTCAAGAAGTGGCTGGGCTGGGATGTACCGCGACCTCTGACGGTGGTTTCGACGTACCGCGAGATGATCGTGAACGAATATACGAGCTCGCAGTTAGCCGCGGAGTTGGTTGAGCGCACGCCAAGATATGAACGAGAGCGGCTGAAGCGGTATCCCTTCTCGCCGGAGCAGTTTGGTGAGCGCGATTCAGAGGATACGGTGCCCATCATCATTGGGCGCGAGTTGCAGAAGTATGGCATGCCTCACCCTGAGCATGCAGACAACAGCCGAAAGCCAGGCTGGCAGTTGATGTATGAATTGCTGAATAACACAAGGATTTGGGCATCACCGCAGCGCACGGCAGAGATGGAAGCCGAGGCTGGGGATACGGTCTGGATCATCTCGAGTGAGTGTCCTGAGGCATTGGAGACGATTCCAGTGCTGATGCGCAACGAGAAGGATTTGGACGACGTTGTAAAGACGGATAAGAGCATGGCTGTGCTGGCCATGGACGTTGCCGACGACCTGAGGTATGGCCTGCAGTCGATGCTTGGGTCGGGCAGGAAGCCGGATAAGGTTGTGCACGGTGAGCAGCAGTTGGCGCGGATCAACAAGGGAGACTATCAGGGCATGTACTTCGCAGAGATGGCTTTCCGCGAGGAGCAGAAGCGGCCCGAGTTTCAGGTGAGCGGGAGAGTGAGGCGCAGGTGAATAGACGAAGCTTCGGCAAAATGTTGGCATTCGCTGGATTGGCTTGGCCGCTGTCGAGCAAGGGATTTGCAGAAAATATCGAAGACATCGGGATGTATCAAGTTGGGGATCAGAAGGTGTTCCCGCTTATGGCCAAGGATGGATCACTAATATCCAGTGTCTGTGTATTCCCCACGCTTCGAAGAGGTAAAGATTGGTTGGTTTTCGGTTACTACTCTCCCATGTCTCACCGTGTTGCTCAGAGAGATGAATATGCGGTTCGCCTAGAGCATGATTCAAAGGCGCTCTTCGCCCAGGCACTTCGGCGCGGTGATCCGATCGAGCAGAGGTTGGATGGAGATTTGATGCCAAAAGATGGCGAGATTGTAAGGTTTAGAACTCGATGAGCGAAGGCGAGATCTTTAGCTGGCTGATTGGCTTCGTCATGGGAGTTTGTCTCGCAACTGGCGTCTGGTTGTGGGCTGACCGCAAAGCACAAGACATCTCGATCAATGACGTTCCGCAAGAGCGCGTCGAGTTGATGGACATGGATAAGTGGAAGCCAGAGACCATCGAAGAGATCACTCAAGAGTTAAAGGGCACCAACGATTTCAGCGTAACCGGCAAGCCTCGCACAGTGCCATGGAAGCAACGGCGCAAAGAACTTGAAGCAGCAGCCCGCACGAAGCGGAAGAGACTCAAATCCTTTCAGGAGCATATCTAAATGGCAGGCATATTCGGAACCAAGGCAATGATGAAAGAGCCGGTGCTAGACGGCAAGAAGAAGCCCTCGATGTTCAAGAAGGCAGCGAAGCCCGCGCCTAAGGGTGGGTCGAGCATGCTCAAGAGGCTGACCGGCAAGTAATGGATGAGACCCTAGACGAACAGATCGACGCGACTGAGGAAGAGCAGGTGGCGCCGACTCTGGACGATGACGAAGAGCTACAGAAGAAAGTCATCTCGAAGATCATTCAGCACAACTCCAAGGGCAAAGCGAACCGCATGGAGGAAGTGCAGAATGCTCGGGACCAAAGACTTTACTTCCGCGGCATCCAGCAGTTTTATTGGTCTGAGGACACCGAGAATGTCGTCTTTGACTCGGATAGCGACTCGCCTTACGATCGCACGTTCAACATCTACCAGGGCTACGGAAAGATCTTCATCTCCACCTTCATGGGCGCACGCCCTAAGGTTAGGCCTGAGGCTGATAACCCGTTTGACCCGATAAGCATCCGCAATACTTCGAAGGCAGCGACCTACGAGCGTATCTATAACAAATTTAATGACATGCCGACGATGCAAATGAAGTTTGCGCGTCTCATCTGGACCGATGGCAGAGTCATGACACGCACGACGACGCGGGACGGGAAAGAGTTTACCGAGTTCTTCGGCGTCCTGGAGTCGAGGCTTCCGATTACCGTAAGTTCGGATGATGTCGTGCCGCTAAAGAATTGCACGCTGGTGGAGATTGAGAACGAATTCCCCCAGGCGCAGATGAAGAAAGAGTTCCCCGACGTCCGCAAGAAGATCAACAGCGGCAACGGAGACAGTTATGAGCGCAACGCCCGGATTGCAGTCAAACGCCATGCGGGGACGGACACTTCGATCGACGTACAGACGGGTGAGGATGCATACTCCCTAGCAACGAAAACGTGGAGCTACATGCGCCCTGAATTCTTCGAGCACTTCGAGGAAGCAGACCGGTCGCAGCTGGAAGAGATGTATCCCGATGGCCTGTGTGTCGTCAGGAATGGCGACGTTTACCTCGGCAGTTATCCCGAGGACATGGACTCGCGCCTGGACGTAATCTTTGCCCTCCCCGGCGATGGCATGAGCCCACCGAGTGTTGGTGCGGCTCTCATGCCTCTTCAGGACTCTGTGAACACTGGCCAGAACCTGATTGAAGAAATGTTCGATCACGGCCTGTCGACCACGTATTATGACACGGCTACGGATATTGATGGGCTGAACAAGACACGGGAGATGCCTGGCGCGAGCCGCAAGATGACTCGCAAGATGAATGAGCCTGCCTCGAATAGCTTCTTTCAGACGCAGCCGGTGAATCCCCCGGAGCAGTTGGTCCAGTACATCGAGAACGTCAAGGGCCCGCAGTCTCAGTTTGTGAGCGGCCAGCAGCCGGCACTCTTTGGCGCGGAGATGGAGGACCAGAAGACGGCCTCCGGCTATGCTCAGGCGCGCAACATGGCCTTAGGCCAAATGGCTATTGTCTGGAAGCCCTTCACGGCCTGGAATGCCCGAGAGAAGACCAGAGCGGTAAGGCTGGCCTCTCAAGGGATGGATGAGATTGCAACGACTCTGCCCCCGCAACGCAAGGGCGGAAAGCCGGAGCCGGTCAAGCTCTCGCCGAGTGATCTGCAGGGACTTTCGTTCACGAATGAGTCGGATGAGAACTTCCCTGAAACATGGACTGAGAAGTCGAACAAGATCATGCAAATGCTTCAGATGGGCGGCGATATTGCCGACTGGGTTCTGGAGGAAGAGCCGGACAATCTCTATCTGCTGAAGGAATACATCGGACTTCAGGATGTCGTCTATCCCGGCGAGGACTTACGCAATAACGTGCTCGAAGACATCGCGGCGATGAAGGACATGGTGCCTGAGCCGGACATCACGCAGATGCCCGAGCAGGCTTTCCCTGGCATGGGCCAACCAGCACCAGCAGTTCAGCCTGTCAGCCCGATCGCACTCGACACGGAATACCTCGAGGATGCCGATTACAAGATTGGTTTCCGCACGGTGAAGCATTGGATGCAGACAGCAGGCCGTGGCGCGAAGCAGGAGAATCCTCAGTGGTTTGAGAACGTCCGCCTCTATGGGCTGCAGTACAAGCAGAAGCTGGACCAAATCGAGGCAGCGAAACAGCAGGCGATGCAGCCACCACCCGAGGCGCCGAAAGGCCCGGGCGAAACGATCGGCTATAAGGACCTTCCCCCTTCAGGGAAGATCCAGCTCGCAGCCCAGGCAGGGATTCAGTTGACGCCCGAAGACATTCAAGGGCAAGAGCTTCAGGATGCAGCAGCAAAAGCACCGACAGGAGTAAGTGCATGACAGAGCCACAGATTTTGAACGAAGAAAATACCTCAGTGGACTATGAACTAAGGGATGAAGCCGGAAGGCAAGTGGCCTTCAGCGGTTCGGCTGAAGTGGTAGATGGAAAGAGTAGTTGGTGCAATTCGCATCTGACTGTCCTTGAAGATGCGCGTAAGCATGTGCGTCCAGGTCTCAAATTGTTCAAGCGGGTGGTCTCGACAACCATTGAGGAGATTCGGTAATGCCAGACGAGATGGTGATGGACACGCCCGCAGAGGTAGTGGATGAGACACCGGCCGAATCAACCGAACTTGGCGAGGAGGCAGAGCCAGTTGAGGACGAAACCGAGGAGCAGGGAGACGAGACCGAAGGCGATGACTCCGAGGAAGAATCTGAGGGCGACGAAGAAGAGCCAGTAGAGCCTGCGGCGCAAGATGGCCGCAAGATGCCCGATGGCCTGAAGAAAGCCATTGCAGGCATCAAGGCGACGAGTCCAGAGGTAGCGAAGCAGATCAAAGGGCTTTATTACTCGGATCAGGAGTATCGGTCAGCTTTCCCGACGCCATTGGAGGCGCAGGCGGCGAAGGGGTTGATCGAAGAGATTGGCGGCCCTGAGGGCATTCAGGAGATCGCAGCCGAGCGCGAAGAGTGGCGGCAGGTGGATGCTGATTTCGCTGAGGGCAAGAAGGAATTTATTACTAAGCTCGCTGAAGGCAATCCGGAAGCGTTCCTCAAGACAGCACCTCACGTCATCAACGAGTTTGCTTCACGCGCACCCGAGCAGTACGGATATTACACCAACCGGCTGACGCTGAACACGATGGCCAATGCAGGCTTCAGCCTTCAAAACCTGCGTGCAGCTTACGAGGCTCGTAAAGATTCAGACCCTGGTGCGGCTGGAGTGATCGCCGAGATCTACAACGCGATGCACGACATGAATCAGAAGGCCGCCGAGTTCGAGCAGAAACGCACCGACCCGAGGGAAGAGCAGCTCAAACAGCGCGAGCAGGAGTTTGAAACCAAGAGGCGCGCAGACTTTGAGACGGGCGTAGCAGGTCAGGCCGAGAAGTACTTGGCTGACAAGATGAAGCCGGAGATTGACCGCATCATCGGCAACCGGAAGATCGATCCCGAAGCCATGAAGGGCTATCAGGACATGGTGAAGGCCAAAGTCAACGAATTGCTGGCCGCAGTTCCCGGTATTGAAGACAAGCTTGAGGCTTACTATCGCACCGGCGATGCCTCGAAGTCGATCGCTTACATCCAGAGCCAGTATCAGAGGCTTCTACCACAGGCCGCGAAGGTGATTGAGCCATTCCTTCGGAATATTCAGGCGTCGGCACAGAAGGCCGCAACCAAGCAGACGGGCACACGACAAGCATCTTCCGAGCCCGGCACGGTCACGCTGAAAGAGATGCCAGAGTGGCATCAGCTTGACCCTGCATGGCGCGCACGGCCTGAGTCTACGGCTGAGTTGATGGAAGGCCGCGCTGTGCTGGCCAATGGCAAGAAAGCTACTGGCTGGGCCTAAAGGTTTCGTCACAACACTGCAAGCGGAATGGGAGCGAGCCCCGTCCTCTACGGAGGAGAAAATGTGCTTCCGCAAACAGTGAAGTGGCACCGTACCACCCGCAACACAATTCGCTGCGACGTCAATACACAGCAATGCCCGGGCTGACCGCAAGGTAAAGGGGTGACCGCAAGCACCAGAAGGTGCCTGTTATGGCCGCTTCAAATACTTCTAATGTTATTGGCCTTCAAAAAGAGAAGGTCCTTAGCAATCTCCCTAAGTTGTTCCTCACTGGTGAAGACAAAGTCATCACCATGATCATGAGGAACGGTGGGCTTGGCTCGGTTCCCGTATCCAAGCGTTCTCTCCGCATCCCGCTCCAGATTGCACCTGGCGGCAAGGGACGCCTCGCCAACTTCGATGGTGGAACCCTCGGCCGCGGTGGTTCGATCAACACGGTTCCGGGCTTCGTCTCGACCAAGGGCTTCCTCTGGGCGCTTGAGTCCACGACCGAAGCATACTGGGGAACCAACTCGAACGATAAGTCAGTGGCCTCACTGACCTCGCTTGAGCAGGCACAGCAGATGGAGAACTTCAAGCAGTTCTTGGATGCTCTCTTCTTCTCGCCCTCGGGAACCCTCGGCGTCATTACGGCGATCTCTGGCAATGTCCTCACTGTAGCCAATGCGAACAACGGGTATATCGGCCAGGATGTTCTCTTCTATCCCGCGCTCGGTGGCACGGTTCGCTCAGCTACTCCCTCCACCTTTGCAGCGGTGGATGCCAACAACAAGCAATGGACGCTTGCTGCGGCTCCTCCGGCTGGTACGGCCGTCGGCGACCTGGTTATGGTCGATGGTTCTCCAGGTACGGCTGGCTCGTCCCTGTCGAGCATCTACGACTATCACGTGTCGACCAACACCGGGACGGTCCTGACCCTCAATCGTGCGACCTATCCTGGCCAGTTGAACATCTCCGCTATTGCCGGCGGCGGTGCTCTGACTCCAGTCATGGTGCGTGCGATTCTTCAGTTGTCGATCCGCAAGATCGGCACGAAGAACGCTGACTTGCTGAATTCCCTCAAGTTCATTGTGGGTGTTGAGCAGGCGGCCGCATGGGAAGCTGCAGGCGTGACGATCTCTCAAATCTTCCGTCCGCAGTCTGGATCTGGTCTGAAGACCTTCGACGGTCTCCCGCCCACCACCCCGAACACGATGGCCGGACGCGAGCTGATCACTCAGCTTCACGGCGATCCTACCCGCGTGGATTCCATGCTCATCAAGAATTGGGGCATGGCGACCACGAAGGAACTGGGGCCGTACTCGCCTCCCGGCTCCTCGCAGACCGTCTTCCCGGTCATCTCGACCACAGACGGTTCCATTGTCGCTTCGAACCTGAAGTACTGGGCACTCGAGGCGGACGTGTTCTGCATCAACCCCGCGCAGGAATCGGCGATAACGGGTTTGACCATTCCTACCAACCTGTAGCAACTGAGGGGCTGGCAATCACCAGCCCCTTTTCCTCAAGGACATTCGATGATTCCGCTTCGTGATGGAAAGTCCACTCCAGAGTTTGTCGAGAAGATGTTGGCTGTCTTCGGCAATAACCCGCATGGCACACCGAACTATCGGCTCATCTGGTCAGAGCGCAAGATGCTTTGGTTCATGGGTGAGGTTGCGCCGGAATACATCTATCTCGAGCCGTGCTGGATTCTCGAAACCTGGCTTCCTCCGATCAAGGCGGCAGGCCCCGAAGCTGGCTGGAACGAACTGATGGAAGCGATGAACGGAGAGTATCCGAGGCAGGGCGTCTACTTCTTCTCGCAGAACTTTCCGCAGGACTGGTCGCCGTCAGAAGAGAACGTCCGTGTCCTTGCCAAAGCTATTGAAGCCTCGAAGCACATTCCATACGAGCAGCGCGCCGACGCCATCCGCGAGAACTTGCAGGCGAAGGAACGCGAAGGTATCGAGCGCACCGCACAAGAAATTGATGAGCTGTTCGATTCGGCGGCACAGGGACGGATTCAGCAGCCAGTAACAGGGAAGAAGAACAACTTCCGCACCCCAGAAGATTTCGAGCGCGATCAGGAACGGATTGGCCGCGTCTCGCACAAAGATTATGCCCGACTACCGAAAGCAGGAGGCAAGTTGATCCAATGAAACTAGCGGCTTTGTTATTCCTTGCGGTCGGTACAGCATCAGGTCAGACCTATTTCAATGCACCGCCCATGATTGGGCTCGTGTCGGACACAGGTGGCGGTCCGTACAGTTCTCTTGCGACTACAGGCACCGCGGGACCTTCCTATGACAATGCGCAGCCCTTTCTTCTCTTGGGCCTCGGCGCTGATGGAAAGTATCACGTCTGCGGCACAGCCAACCCTTGCACTGGCGGTGGTGGTGGAGGCGGCGGTGGGGCCACAATCCCGAGCACAACGAACCTCATCAATGGCGACGGGGCAGGGAATGGAGCCGATTCAGGAATTGTTCCGGCCAATGTCGCAACCCTCAGCGGGACCCAGACCTTTACAGGAGCAAAGACCTTCCCCGGGGCAACGTTCACGGACAAGGTGAGCGCCACTTCCTCGTCGGCGACCACCACTGTCTCGACATTGAACGTGACGAACAACGAGACCGGTGGCTCCTTCATGGTCTCTGCTCGTGTCCTTGCCCCAAACATGGGGAACAACCACACCTCCTTCATTGAGCTCGGCCAAGTTGAATCGACCAACAACTCCTTCCTTCTGGCCTATGCAAGAAGCAATCTTGGCGGAACCTTCAACCGGTTTAGCATCCAGCCGTTCGGAGAGCCTATCGCGTTCTCTATCTTTGCGAGCGGCAACACAAATATCGGTACAGCAGTCGTCGACTCCGGTTTCAAGCTGGACGTGCAAGGCTCATTCCGCGCAGTCATCCCAGGAACGACTTTGGGAACGGCGCTTGCATCTGCTGGCACGATCGCGCCGATCGCAGGACTGATGCATATCACCGGCACGGCAGCAATCGCCACGATTACCCCACCCACAGGGTTTATAGGCTGCATGGCATTCATTGCGGATGGAGCCTGGACCACGACCACGGCGGGCAACATTCAGGCTGCCATGACGGCGGTGGCTGGGACGGCCTATCGAGGCTGTTTTGACGGGACCAAATGGTTTATTTCCTAAGGAGTAACAAATGTCAGTAATGACGCATGAAGAGTACATGACTCGCGGCAAAGTGGATCGCGGCAACATCACGGTTGAAAGACTGGATCCGCGGCTGCTTACCGGTGATCCCACTTACCTGTTCAACATCTACGGCAACGAGTGGACACGCAACACTGGCACCACAGGCATCTATTACATTCCAGCCTGCCCCGAAGACAAGCCTTACGCCAAGGCTCCTCAGGCCATTCCTGGCACAGTCGAAGACATCTATCCCCACTTTGGAGACTCCGAGACCTACCGCAACCGCCCGACCGCAGGCGAAGACATTGTTGCTGCTGTGCTGAATGGTGGCGGTCCGAATGACGAGATTGCCAGCTGGGGTGTGTTCGCCTCGAAGAACGAGACGCCGACAAAGCAGGAACTCGCGGCAGCGAAGGCAAAGCTCATCCAGCGCCTCAACATTCAGCTGCGCCAAGCCGACCAACTCTTTGCCTCACCAGATCCGATGGACCGCAAGAGTGTGGATGATGACAAGTTCTACCGCGCCGCTCGCTATCTGAACGTCAAAAAGCCGTGGATGAGCGAAGCGCAGGAGATGACGGTTTGCCCGTTCTGCTCCTCACCGGTACGCCCTGAGGCACCGAAGTGCGGATCCTGCCACGAGATCATCAACATGCAGGCCTATGAAGCGCTGAAGGCTTCGATTCAGGGAGCCAAGTAAGTGCCTCTGGTCGATCCATTTCCAGGCTCGAAGGTCTTCTATAGCTCGGACGAGATCTTGGAATACGCTCGCTTCCTGATCAATGACATGCAGGGGGGAACCACCGGGCAGATCCTCAAGAGTGACGATCCGCGCACCTGGGTGGTTCTCAACCTCTGTTATGGGAGGCTTGCGAACTGGCTCGAGGACAATAACGTCGAGTCGGCGATGTATGCCGAGGAGATCATCTCTGTGCCAGCGAGCGCGGTGTATTCCGATCCATCCGCGCAGTCTCGGCTTGGATATGACGGCTTCGACGATGCATCAGGCTTTCACTATGACGAGCCGACGATGCCCGAAAGCCTGCTTGAGCCCTTGCAGTTGTGGCAGAGGGCGACAGGGCAGAATGTTCCGTTCTACGAGATGAAGCAAAAACTCGGCGGCCTCGGAAACTCATGGAACTATGGCTGGAATGGCGGGACGTATGGATCAGTCTATGGAGAATGGGAGTTTCGCGAAAACAGCATCTACATTCTCGGAGGCGCT